TAGTCAGTTTCAAGAGACATTATATCTTTTCTAGGTGTATAAACTTTAAGCCATATTGTAAAGCCTAAGTGTTCAAAGAAATCACTGAAAATTAAGACAAGAATGTATCTCAATGACGGTACACCCCATCACGACGGCATCGCCAATGAACATTACACGATTTACATGATAAATCATAACCCAAAACTCGCACCAATTCGTGAAAAGTTGGGTTACCTCATCCACAAGGGGGGTACGCATCAAAACCCAGACGCCATGTGCCTCGATACGGGGGTTAAGGTGTCGTTAAAAAACAAAGAGTCTGAAAGTGGGTCGTTTGACTGGAAAAATATGTCTTTCGTTGATGATGGGTTCGGTGCTATTCACAGAGAAATCACCCAGTACTACAAACGATATCCAGAGGATGAAATGGGTGTCCGAGACATGTACAAAAGATTGTTCCACGTAATTTCCAAGACCGTCGATACCAGTTCGATGCTAAACCGCGTCCTCGATGGGCATGAATCCGACTGGATTGTGTTAAACTTCAAGAAGACGAGAGAAATGATTCTGTTTCACCGCGATGAGCTCACTGAATTGTGGAAGAACCCTGGACAATGTATGGTTCGAAATGGGTGCGCTAGTGGGAAGATTGAGGGAACACCCAATCTTCGCATGCGTGTATGTTTGAACAACGGTGTCCGTGCCCTACTTGGTCGAGGTTCTTCTATATGTGTGAAAATTCAACAGGATCAACCCCGAAAGCTCTTGGCTCAACTCAATAACTCTATTGTGTGCGCGTACTAATTATAGCTGTGTTATCGTTTTTATCAATAAGAATACAATGTCGTTTCAGATTTTTTGCCGCTTTACCAGTCGTCCCCGAGCCACACATGGGATCGAGTACAGTGTCCCCTTCGTCTGTGGAGATTGAGATGATTCGTTCGATGAGTTTAATTGGCTTCGCTGTGGGATACGTTCGTAACTCAGAACCTTGGCTGATGGAGTGAATATCATCCCATAGATCTGTACATGGTTTACCCTCAGTCTCATGAAGGTAAATCTTCTTGTATAGTTTTGAATTCTTTGTCTTTGGTGTGTGAAGTCTATTATCAGCCCTAAGGCGCTCGAGTTCTTCTTGTTTAATTCGCCACCCGGATGGTGGGTTATACACTCGATCCCCGAATTCAAACGTATACATGTACCCTTTTTTTGTATTCTCTGTAACCACATGCCCAAGGGAATAGTTTCCCCTATCATCTTTATTGTTGAATGAATTCTTCACGTACATCTCATCCCTAGATTGGTACACAAGATTAAACTTGGGATTCTTCGATATATTACATCTAAAAATGATATCGATAGTCGCTCCGAGTTTATGTTTCACGTTATTCTTTGAACGACACTTCTTCCAAAAAACTGGTTGAATATATTTAAACTTTTCCCTTAGGATCTGTTCAGGTGTAAACATTTTTTCAGCTGAGATGTGGAAAAAGAGGGACCCATCCTTCTTCAATTTCGGGATACATTTATCTATTACCCGCTCTATAAAGTCTTTATAATCCCCACCTTTCCATGTATCCGAAAACCCCATCGAGTTCTCATGTGACATCGTATAATCTCGACCACTATCGAACGGTGGGTCGAGATAAATCAAAGCGATTGACTCGTCCTTTACTAGGTCAAGTTTTTCTAAACAATCCCCGATGATATATTCCATTAGAATATATACAGTGAAAAACTTTAACCTAAGTAACGACATTAAACAGATGAAAACATGTATCATCATGGAAGAGATTCGTAAGAATCATAACGAGGCGAAGAGGGTTTTGATTCGGTCGGTGGCTCGAGAGGGACAGCACATCCTCGATGTTGGGTGTGGTTTTGGTGGAGATCTCCAGAAATGGAACAACTGTGGAGTGAACATCAATATGTGCGACCCTGAACCGACTGCACTCGAAGAAGCTCGTTCGCGTGCGAAGAATATGCACATACGAGTCAATTTCTATGAGGGTGATATCCATCAGTGCCCCCACCGGAAGTTTGATGTTATATGTTTTAACTTTTCGCTTCACTATATATTCACATCAAGGGACTTTTTTATGAGTTCTCTCAGGGAAATTAAGAAGCGTGTAAAACACGGGACCTATCTAGTGGGTATCATTCCGGATTCAGAAAAGATTATATTTAAAACACCACTCATCGATGATATGGGAAACTTTTTCAAATTGAAGAACCATGGGAATGGAGATTTTGGTGAAAAATTATTTGTACACCTGACTGATACCCCTTATTACGCAGATGGACCCAAATCTGAACCCGTGGCGTATAAGGATCAACTTGTGACGCATTTGGAGCATCTCGGATTTAGATTACAACTTTGGGAGGGACTGTGTGGAAATCCAATCTCAGAGTTGTATAGCAAATTTATCTTTGTATATGATAGATGAAACTTTTCGGTATATTACTTTTGATTAATCTAATTATTCTCTTCATGACTCGTCAGCCCCAGGAACTTATCGATGTAAAGGAGAAATATCAGGTTCTCCGTGATCACCTAAAAGCGACAGAAAATGAAAAATTCAAAATGCTCATCCACCCCATTCCCATAACAGGTCTAAAGCGGATGAACGGAACTGTCGGATATAACGTGAACAAGGGCGCTGACATAACTATATGTCTCGATGGTGATTCGAACCAGATTTTCCACGTCCTCATTCATGAACTCGCACACAGTACAGTCACAGAGTTTTCGCATTCTAAGAACTTTTGGAAAAATTTCGTAGAATTGAGGGGTATTTGTGAATCCATTGGGATTTATAAGAGGATGCATGAGAGAACTAAATTTTGTGGACAGCATATTCAGGATAAATAATAATCTCGAGATACTATAAATGCAAACCCCTATTACACAGATGTTGCTGGCGCTCTTTTACTGGCTAGTTTTCTTTGGGATCACCCAGGTTCCAGTTCACGTCGATAACTATTACGTGAATCTGGTATTCCTAACCGTTATTATCCCCAACGCGGCTCGTTATATCGTGGGTGAACAACCCGAGCTCGCAGTTGATCGATCCTTCTTTGCTATGGCTACCCTCATCGCGCTCATCATTACGTTCGCTGTGAACGAATGGTGGAAGCGGTCTAAGGATACCGTCAAGAATTTTCATAGGAGCGATCGAAAGAAGCGTCTTGAGTTGACGGCTATTCTCGCAGGTGCTTTCGTCCTCGGTGCTGTACTAATTTACTCCAGTGGTATAGATAACTCCATCTACAACAACATGATGCAGCCAACCGTTTAAACCTTGATAATATATGTCTTAGTGATGTAGAAAATGATCGCAGTCACCACACCGGTGGTAGCGAGACCGACAACGCTTCTACCCCCTTGTTCGTTAAGGAACTTGGGGATAGAGGTCGCGAGACGATCCTGAACAGGTTTGCTTACGGCAATCGCGGCACCGACAGCTACGATGAGTGCGGTGAGCTGATCATCCGTAAGGTTGAGGGGGTTTTTGCTTTCGGGGATGGAATCGGTCTTTTGGGGGGGAGCAGCCGAGGTGGGGTACACAGCTTGCTGACCCTGAGCCATTTGGGGTTGTACCCTGGAGTCGTCCATCATAGGGGAGTGCTCCATCATGATATCATTAATAGGTGTAGAATCCATCGCGTCTTTATCTTTACTCACATTTTTTTCATTTGTTTTAAACGCTGTCGATGGTTTATCATGTAGAGGAACCATTCCATCACCGTCGTCAAAAAGATTCATGGTATTTACTTGATCAGTAGCCATTTTAATATATTCACAGGTTTTCTTGAAGTGTTAAGTGACGCAGTTTACTTTTTTTTCGTGATCGTGAGTTTGGTTTTCTTCGTCGCATTCTTAGCATCTTCATCTGCCTGTGTGATATGTTTGGGGTTGTACATTTTTTTATGCATCTGCCACAGTTGTGGACTCCCAACCCTAAAATTCTTTCGAAGAGTTGCCTTGTACCAGAAGACGCAATCTTGGATCTTATTAGACTTTACAGTGTTGTCTAACACGAGACACTCGTAGTTTTCTGTGCACGCATCCATCACCTTACAAAACATATCGAATGATGGAAAAATACCAAAGAATGACTTGTACAACTTTTCTCTATTCTGAATTATATTTTCCCTGAGGATAAACACGTAATCAACATTCGCTCGAAGTGCTGGTGGGAGGTCCATCACATACTGCATCGTCAACATGAAGAAAATCTTCCAATGTCTTCCGTTCATAAAACATTGTCGAATGACTTTATCTTTTAGAAATTTTGAATCGTACATACAATCATCTAAAAGCATAAAGGCACCACAGTCTGTTTTCCCTCCACCCACCAGTTTTCTCTGTCTCTCCATGACTCGTTCCATCGCATCTTTGTCGTAGTCACCGTAAATGAACAGGTCTGGGATAAAATCAGAATAAAAGTGATTCCCTTCTTCTGTACCAGACAACACAATTCCAGCTGGGAGATGTCTCTTATGGAACATGATATCTTTCACGAGGGTCGATTTACCAGTATTGCGCTTCCCGATGAATACACATACTCGATCGTCCGATATCGTCTCAGGCTTGAACTTCTTCAACTGAAGATTCATTCTATTATAGTCTTCCGTTTTATTTGTTACAATTTTACTCATATACTTCACCTAAGTCTTCGTTTTGATGAACAATCCCATCAAATATGGATACCATGATGGAACAATATATCGAGACGATGACTAACATCCTAACACCAGTTATGGAACGAGCGACTGTTCTCGCAGCTGAATATTCTAAAGCCTGTGAGAGAGACGTTCTTCTACCAGAGGATATAGAGTATGCGATGAAATATTGCGCTATGCACACAGTTGGTCTCTCGATTGGAACCATGTTCCCCGAGATTTATGAAGACGATGAAGACTCAGACGAAGATATGGATGTGGTATCCGAAGAGGAATGCCCAGAATTTGTTCGTTATTCAGGAGAAGACCCCAAGTTTATTGAGATAAACGAGGCGTACGATCAATGGGATGATTGGGTACCCCAAAATCCGACAGAAGAGATGTTAAAAAATACTATTAATAGTAATGTTCACATGGGAGCCTGATGGTTGGAACTTTTCAGATTCTGGAGTAAAAGTACATGTGTATGGAGATGATGATTCAGATAGTGACAGTAGTTCATGTGCTGAAATATCAGGAGACGACCAACTCCTAAATAAAACCAAAACGAAATACAAAAAAATAGATAGGGAGGAACTATTACCAGAATAAATAATTTTCGTAGGGTATAATATATTACTCACGATGAAAGATGCTATTAAGACTGTCACTCTCGTTACCCAGGAACTCGAGACCCAATCATTGAATGCGATTGTCGCTGGTTTCTCTTTCGCGGCGGCTATGTCTTGGATGGATGTCGTTCGCTTCATCATCAACCAGGTCATTAAGGTGCCCAAGAACGGTGGTGCCCAGTACGCGCTCACTGCGGTGCTCACCACCCTCCTCTCGATTGCGGTCTTCATGGCGATTTCCGCTGTGTCGACCCGCGTCACCAAGCCCGCTCAACCCGTGTATGCGATCTCTCGTTAAACCGGAGGTTGTGGCGGTGGTGGTGGCTTAAGGTTTGTGAGGAGCATTAACATTACCCCAAAAAAAATGATAATACC